CAGTCAATTACCTAAAGCCCAACAGTTTTAAATTCTTGGTTGCCAAGTTACCCAATGTCACCTATACATGCCAGAGTGCCAATCTACCGGCTTTGGGCCTGGGCGTGGCAGTGCAGCCTACTAGATTTGCCGACGTTCCGCACCCAGGCGACAAACTAAGTTTCGGTGACTTTACTATTCGATTCCTGATCAACGAAGACATGAGCAACTACAAAGAGCTCTACGATTGGTTGGTGGGTCTTGGTACTCCGGAAAGCGGTGCTCAATGGGCCAAAGTTCTGCAGCAACGCAATTTATTCAACATCAATGGTCGCGATCCCTATCCCGGTGTATTCAGCGATGCCACGCTATTGGTGTTGGACAGCAACAACAACCCTACAGTGAGTTTGGAATTCAAAGACGCATTCCCCACCAGTGTGGAAGGTCTGGATTTCGATATCACCTCCGCCGGCATGGAATACTTCATCGGCATAGCTAGTTTCCGATACTCACGATTCACAGTAAATACATTATAACATTGACTCTTGATCAGATATCGGTTATAATTACGGTATCTGAAATGGAGATAGATTATGAAATTGACCGAAATACAAGAAGCCTGGGCCAAGGATTGTCGCATCGACGAAACCAATCTTGGCCATTCCAGCGCCAACGTTCCCGTGCTGCACAGCAAGTATCTCAATCTGCTGACCAGCAGTAGGCTGCAGCTTCGCAAAGCCGAAAGTGATCTAGCTCGTCTGCGGCGTACTAAATATCGATACTATCGCGGTGAACTCAGTCGCGAAGAATTGACCGAACTAGGCTGGGAACAATGGCAGGGCGTGAAGCCCATTAAAAACGAAATGGATGAATTTCTAAGCACAGATGATGATTTAATTACTCAGGCCGACAAGGTCGAATATTTAAAAACCGTATATCAGCAGTTGGAAAGCATCTTAAAAAGCATCAGTAGCCGCACCTGGGACATCAAGTCCGCAATTGAGTGGCACAAATTCACCAATGGTATGTAATGGCCAACATCGTAATTAAAAGTAAGAATCACGTTCACTGCGTAGTTGAAAGCGCCGATGTGGGCATCATGCAGGAACTCAATGACTTTTTTACCTTTGAAATGCCCAATGCGCGCTTCATGCCGCAGTATCGTGCCAAACTCTGGGATGGCAAGGTACGGCTGTATAATCTTTTCAGTCGCGAGTTGTATGTCGGTCTAGTAGCCTATGTCCGAGAATTTGCTGCTCAGAACAACTATACCGTAAGCGATGAGCGCGATCGTTTACCCGAGCCTTATTTTGATGTGCGTGAATATGTCGAAGGATTAAATCTGCATGCGCGCGGCGAGCCCTTGGAAACTCGAGACTATCAGCTCGATGCCATCAAACAAGGCGTGCATGAACATCGCGCCCTGCTGCTAAGCCCCACGGGGTCGGGTAAAAGCATGATTCTCTATACCCTGATGCGTTATCATCTGCAGCACAATCGTCGCATTCTAATCATTGTTCCCACCACCAGTTTGGTGGAGCAACTTTATTCAGATTTTCAGGATTATAGTTCGGCCAATGGGTTCAAGGTCAGCGAACATGTACATCGAGTTTATGCTGGCCGAGATCGCGATGCGGACTATCCAGTAATATTGAGTACCTGGCAAAGCCTCTACAAATTACCCAAGCAGTATTTTGCTAAATTTGACGTAGTATTTGGTGACGAGGCTCATGGCTTCAAGGCCAACAGTCTAACCGGCATACTAAATAAAATGCCGCAGTGTGCATATCGCATCGGCACCACTGGTACCTTGGATGGTCTCAAGACTCATCGTTTGGTGTTGGAAGGCATCTTTGGTGCAGTCTACAAGGTCACCACCACCAAACAGTTGATTAAAAATCAAACGCTCACTGATCTAAAAATTCAATGCATCACTCTGAGCTATCCCGAAGAAACTCGCAAGTCCCTGCGTGGACTCAGTTATCAGGAAGAAATGGATTGGGTTGTTACTCATCCGGCTCGCAATCGATTCATTCGCAATCTGGCCCTGGCTCAGGAAGGCAATACCCTGGTGCTGTTTCAGTTTGTGGAAAAACACGGCATACCCTTGCATGCAATGATAGAAGCTAAGGCAGCGGAAGGCCGTAAAATATTTCTAGTGCATGGAGGTACTGAAACAGCGGACCGCGAAGCCATCAGGGCCATCACAGAGAAAGAAGATAACGCAATTATTGTGGCTAGCTACGGCACATTTTCAACGGGGATAAATATACGTAGACTGCATAATATTATATTTGCAAGCCCAAGCAAGAGTCGCATTCGCAACCTTCAGAGCATAGGTCGCGGGCTTCGAACCAGCGAGGATAAACGGCAGTGCAATCTCTATGACATTGGTGATGACCTTAGCTACAAGACTCATAGAAATTTTACGCTGCTGCATTTAGCGGAACGCATTCGTATCTACAACGAAGAGCATTTCGACTATAAACTCATAAAGGTGAATATTCAATGAATACCTATTACAAGGCTGCAAAATTAACCACCGGTGAGTTATTGGCCTTTACAACTGAACAAGAAATCACCAGCAGGCAGTTGAACGAACTGCGATACATTGATATTCAAAATCCCGTAGCGTTTTATAGTTTTCGTTTTCTCGAAGACGGAAAATTAAATGAAGTGGTGGGCATGCAGCCCTGGGTACCCATCACGCATGATGAACACTATCCCCTGGCAGTGCAAAGCATCGTAACCATAGCGGATCTAGATGCAAGAGCAATTGCTAGCTATGAACAGTACATCAGTGGCGACGGTGATCCAGAACAAATTGAGATGGATTACGCAGAGGAAGAAGAATTTGAGGAGGAACTATTAATGATTGGTGAGTTTGATACTAAGCTATTGCATTAACTAACCACACCGTGATTATAGGCAGTAAGTCAATAAAAGTCAATAACAGTATCGAAAGTGAGCATAACATGGAAGCCGTGAAGCAAGGAAATCATTACATCAATAATCAGGAGTTTTTGGCAGCCCTGATCGCCTATCGAACCGCAGTTGAAACAGCGGCGCAGAACGGTGAGGAACGACCGCAGGTACCGGAATACATCGGCGAGTGTTTCATCAAAATCGCTCGACACCTGAGTTACAAATCGAACTTCATCAACTATAGTTTCAAAGATGAAATGATCAGCGATGCCATTGAAAATTGTCTGAGCGTGGTCAGCAATTTCGATCCGGCCAAGAGTAAAAACCCATTTGCGTATTTTACTCAGATTACATTCTATGCCTTTGTGCGACGCATTCAACGCGAAAAGAAACAGCTGGAAACTAAATACCGATACATCGATCAGCTGGACCTTACCGAAATCATTACGCAGGAACATGACAACGGTGAATTTCAAAATCAGTTCATCGATTATCTAAAAAATCAAATCGATGGCTATGACTATGCGCGTGTAGTCAGTCTGCCCGTCAAAGTTGAACAAACCCCCGAAGATGTTGCGCAGTTGGAGTTTCAAGAAGATATTGACAAACAGGATAAAAACTAATATAATCAGGCTTTAATTGAGGTGAATATGTCAAAAAAGATACGATATTCCGAAATTTTTTATAGTTTTCAAGGCGAAGCAGAGCTCGCAGGAAAACCCAGTGTATGGTTGCGTTTCTTTGGTTGTAATCTAGAATGCAACGGATTTGGTCAGATGGATCCCACCAATCCCGCAACCTATGTTCTGCCCTATCAGAGCTTCGATGTCAATTCAGTGAAACGCATCGAAGATCTTCCTGTATGGGATCATGGCTGTGATTCAAGCTACAGCTGGAGTGCCAAGTATAAAAATCTGGCGCACGATGCCGATGCTGGCCGAGTCTGTGATCTATTGACCGATCAACTGCGGCACAGCACCAACCCGCATGGTGAATGGGTGCACCCCATAACTGGTCAAGATGCGCAGCTTTGTTTTACTGGCGGCGAACCCATGATGTGGCAGAAAGCCATGTTGTCCATACTGCAGGAATTCAAGGCTCGTGGAAATCTTCCCCGCACAGTCACAGTAGAAACCAACGCCACACGTCCCCTAACCGAAGAGCTGCAGGAATTCATTAACGAAGAATTTCCACAGGATGGCGGCAGTCGTTGGCACTGGGCCATGAGTCCTAAACTCTGGACAGTAGCTGGTGAAAAAGACGCAGTCAAGGATGAGGTTATTTTTGACTATGCAACAAAAACCTTTAGTACATCGATTCTTAAATTTGTCTGCAATGGTAGTGCGGAATGTTGGTCTGAACTAGATGGGCATGCAGATCGCATTCAACGCATGTTCGGTGAAGCTGGTTTCTATAGTCCGGACATCTGGGTCATGCCCGTGGGTGCAACCAAGGATGCGCAGGAAAATTCCGTGGTTGCGGATATCGCTGTCGAAGCCATGCAGCGCGGCTACATGGTGTCAACAAGGAATCACTGCTATGTCTTTGGAAACGTCATTGGTAAGTAAACGCTGGACCGTTACTGTTGAATACGACAATGAAAGTGGCGACTATATTTTACCGCTGAGTGATGAAGTTTTGAAGGGGTTGGACTGGAAGATCGGTGATACTCTGGAATGGATCAACAACGGCGACGGTAGTTGGACTCTGCGAAAAAAGCAGGGTATATTGACTTTCATTACTAAATACACTACAATACTACGTAATATGTTTATAAGGAGCAAAAATGGCAATGTCCGATAAAATCCGTCAGCGCATTCAAGCCAGCGGAAAAAGATTTTTTAGCAATGATAACATCAGTGAATTTATCGAACATCCCCGTGAGTTAGATAAACTAACCGAAGAAGTAGCAAAGAAGATGGAGGCTGTGCTGCAGAGTCTGATCATCGATACCGACAATGATC